ATTTGACCACTATACTCAATTTCACCTTTAGCCATTTTCTCATAGTGCAGTCTTCTAGCTTGTGATTCTAATGCTTCTGATTCTTTTTTGTTCTTATAAACTTCAGCACCAGTCTTTACTGCCATTCCTATTAAATTCCACCACATATCAAAATCTCCGTTCTATGTTTGTTCTAAAACAAGCTAAACTCCGTCAAATTGCCTGTTTTTTTTAAGATTTGATTGCCTTGCCTTATCAACCCTTAGACAGAGTAAATATCATAGCTTAAAACGTCTTTAAATCGTTTTTACTTAATTTTCTCTATCAGTAGTTGTATATAGTGAATAGCTTTGTTTAAATCTTCTATTTGTTTAGCAGTATCGCTATTTTTACTATTGTACCTACTTAGGTACTTGATAGCATTACCTTGATACCAATTCAAATTGTTTTCGTAGATATAATCTGACACCTGTATTTTTAATTTCTTGTAATGATCTCCACCTACTTGAGTATCTTTAGCTGATTTAACTTTGTCAAAATAATCAGGGTTCGTCATGCTGGTTTATAAACTACTTTTCCTGTTTCTTCGTTTCTGTATGCTCGTAATGTTTGATTGCGATTATCTTCGCCATTCCATGATACATGAATCCAACCTGAGTTAGCTTCACCATCTTTATAGAACTCTAAAATAAGCTGATCAAATTCTAAGTTGTTTTTAATCCAATCAAATAAATCTTTATTATCTACTCCTATAATTTCAAAATCACACGCTTTACCTTCTGCGTGTTGAGATGTAGGTTTAGAACCTATAGCTATACAAACTTCTCCTGATCTGTAACCTGATGAGATGATTACTGGTTTATCAAACTCGGATCTGATTGGTTGCAATACATTAATACAAAGTGCTTTCAGATTATCTATTTGATTTGCACTAGGATTATTAGGAAGTCCTTTTCTCTCAGCTACTTGAGATTTAGTTAATTCAGATAATTCAAAATTAGCTGATAGTTTCATTAGACTAATTTACCAATCCATTTACCTTTATGATCTAATACCATTGGAAATAACTTTGGTTGTCCATTAAGTATCATAGCTGTACCAACAATAAATCTAGTTTTAAAATTCTTTGAATATTCAAATGCCATATGGCTCTGCTTAATCAAACACCCGCATTGTACCGACCACACCAATTTATCAGGATTGCTAAAATATTGAATATTAAATTTACTGTGAAAGTGAAATTGTGCCACATTCTTTCCATATTGCATAGCTAACTTTAATCCATCTGCTGTCATACCATGAGTACAAAATACTTCTGTTCCATCAGATAAAGGAATATTATAATCATTTACCCATTCCCAACCTTTGCCAACTTCAAGAAAATCATTGTACGATTTAAAATATGCTCTAGGCAAACCATGTTTCATGGCTCGTCTATAAATAAGACTTCCATGATTAGAGTGTAACAAAATCATTTTAGGGAATATCTTTTCTAATTCTTTTATATATTTTCTAGCTTCAATTAATTCTTTACCAGCAGAATCCATATCAGGGTTGCTATCGTGAAAGCTGATTGCAGAACCATCAGTTTCATCACCGCCATTTAAAACAAAATCAGGATTATATTTTTTCTTTAATGCTTTAAGAAAAGCAAAACTATCAGGGTGATGGAAGGGTATATGAAGGTCACTTATCAGGAGTACCCTAGAAAATTTTTTCTTCATTAATTTATTTTATAAATTGTCCGAATAAACTTATCAATGTTATAATTAAAGCACCCATTCCACCAATTAACCAATAGATAATGTTATCTACTTTCTTTTCTATTTTATAAACAGAACAGCTTAGATGTTTTAGGTGATTTGTTTTTAAGTGCGAAATATCTTTTTTCAATCCTGTTATATGTCCGTAAAGACTAACTATTTCTTCTCCAACAGTTTTTGGTTTCTTAGGCATATGCAACTCTTATTAACATTTGCATATTCTGTCAAATAGGTTTCCCTTGCCCTCTACTGAACTTGGCTTTCTTATGTTTCTTACTGTGCCTACCTTTTCTTCTAATTTTCTTTTTATCTAACTTGGCTAAACCAAGCATATTCTTTTTTGCCATTACAATATGAAGTGAAAAGGGTTAAATTCTTTATTAGGATTTTGTGGTGTAGGTCTTCCACATTTGCAATCTTTTAATAGACAACAAAACCCAGCATATAATTTGTAGATGCAATATTTCATTTGTTATTCATCATTTCGTTCATATGATTATACACTCTACCAAATTGTTGATTGATTTGAAACAACTCTCCTTTAATCATAGAACTATCTTCTTTTAATTCTACTACACTTACAAGTACCCATGTAGATAAACCCATTAGAATCGTACCTAAGATTCCTATAATCCACTTGATATCTATCTTCATATGTCTTTGCTCTTAATTTTGATATGACCAAGTATCTTATCTTTGTTAGTACCTTCTTTAATTGTGTAACCTGAACCATTCTTATTGATCTCAACTTCTTTTCTATTATTGAGAAGAACTTTATTGCTTTGTTCTTTTTTCTTTTCTTCATGGTTCTTGATGATTAAATCTTTAAGTCTTTCCATAAGCACATTTTGTTGTGCCTTCCTTTGTTAATTATTCTTTGTCTTCGTCTTCGGAGTCGTCTTCCCATTCTTCATCTTCGTCTTCATAGTCATCAGCTTCGTCAGCTTCTTCCATGTCATAGATAAAGTTTTTGACTTCTTCTAACTTATCGTCAAATTTTTCTTTAATGTTGTCTAGTTGGTCTAGCAACTTTTCTAATTTACTATTCATTATACAACTCCATTGTTAAGGTTAGAATTGCTTAATAGCAAAGTTAGTTTGCAGTTCAATAAAATTATTTTTTATCTAAAGATTTTTTTATGTCTTCATACCAATCATTCCAAAATTTTAAGGTATCTGCTTGTATTTTCTCTACAGATTCTTTCCATTCAGAATAAGTTGGTAGTTTAAAAGGATTATTAAACATAGCTTAACCACTCCATTTCTTCGTTAGTATAGGGTATCATAAATAGCTATATAGTGCGGTGCAACATATTATTCAAGTATTAATTTATTGCTTTTGGATAAATTTTGTTTTGCTGGTAAATATTGAAGATTCCATTCTACATGAAGTCCACAAACAATAGGGTTATTTAAAGGTATTATATGATCTACATGATAACCTTTTGGACAATTTTTGTATATTTCTTTAATTTTATTACGATTGGCAAATTTAGGTATAGCTTTAATTTTTAATGCTCTGCGTTTGTTAACCATATAATTTACTTTATCTTTATTGTTTTTTTTCCAATTTAATGATTTTTTTCTATATTCATTAATATTTTTAATTCTTGATTTTTTTGATATTTCTAAACATTTTTCTTTATTAGCTTTGTAATAATTTTTTTTGTGTTTTAAAATAGAATCAATATTATTTTTATAATGTAAAGTAGCTTTTTGAATTAAATGTTTTTTATTAGATAAATAATAATTCTTAAAATAATTAGGATTGTATTTTTTTTGTTTTAAATAATAAGTTTTTTTTGCACATTTTGAAGAACAACTAATAATAGTAATTCTTTTTGCTATAAATTCTTTTTTACATTCAGGATTTGCACAAACTTTCACTATTCTGATTTTGTAGCTTTTTTAAATTCACCAATATAATGCTGAATAAGAATATCTAAATTATCTAATTCAAATTGATAAAGTTTTTTCTTTTGATCTAATTCATTTATTTTAGTGAATAAATCAGTTTGTTCTTTTGACATTTGTTCTTTAATGAACTGTTTGCCATCTATTGTGATCATATTTCCTTCCTAGCCGCCATGAGGATTATTCTGGTTTAGTAGGAAACACTACAGCTTCAACTTCTTCCACTGTAGTTAATCCATTGGTTATATCTCTTAACGCTTGTCTGTAATTAGACATCTCTTGTGATAAAGTCTGGTCAGATAACGCAAGGTAATCTGTAGCTACAAGTAGTCTATCTCTTTTAGACCTTAAATCAGACATAGCTCTATCAAATGCACCAGCATTCCATTCAGTTTCTTCAGCAGTTCTTGCTGTTTCCTCTGCGGCTGTTAGCTGTACTCTTTCTCCGTTTACTAATTTATATCTTGGCATAACTATTCCTCCTTATATTCATTTATTTGTTTTGTAGTATTAAGTTTTAACTCCTAACTATTCCTAATTCCATAAAATCTATATTCGTATGCACTAAAATCACCAACACTGTAAAATAATTTAAAACCATCACAAACAGTTGTATGAGTATTAAGACTTCCATTTCCAAAAAAATTTGTATGACTACCTCCTCCAGAATAAAAAGTAGATTCCCAAAAACAAGCAGTTGAAAAACTTGCACTATTCATATTTGTTAATCTTATAATTGCTTGTACATTTTCTCCTGAAGCATTTCCTTGCGTTTCATTACCCATAATCTCAAATCTAGTACCACCATTTGTAGTATGTGTTACTCTACTTGTACTATCAATTCTTAATGCAGCATTACCATAATCACTAGAATCAATAAAACTTCCACCTGACCTCAGTCGTAATCTTAAAGCAACAAGATCAGTCGCAGGTAATGAAGAAAAATATAAAACATATTCATCATAAGTGCTAGAAACATAAGAACTAAAATCTATTTCTGAAACATTTGTTGTGCTTTCTGCTGTATGTAATAAATCCATAGCACCAACAAAGTTGGCTCTAGTCATCTTTCTTAATGCACTTGCTGAAGTATCATAAATTAAAATTTCGTCATCATCTGCATGAGTTGTTTCTGCTGTTTGAGAATTAATTGCTGAAGCCGCAAGTTTGGCATCTGTAATTGCACCATCAGAAATCTTAGCTGTAGTAACAGCATCATCTTCAAGTTTAGCAGTTGTTACAGAATTATCTCCAAGTTCTGAATCTATAAAATTAACTGTGTTTGCTGAAGTATCTATTGTTGCAAATTGAATATCATCTGCACCATCATGTATGTATAAAGTCCAAGTTGTTGAAGTTGTGTCTATCCAAAATTGTCCAGCATATTGAGTGCTTGGTGCTGAAGTACCAGAATTGTTTGTTGCGATTGCTGAAAGAACATTATTAATATCTGCTCTAGTTGCTGGGAAACCTTGATTCGCTATAGAATAATCGTGTTGTGCCATAAGTGTTATCTAATCTTTTTTATAAATTAATCAACCATATTATTGTTGGCTACCTATGCCAATAGCTTGATAGTCAAATGTTCTATTTACTGTATTACCACCACTATCAAAAAACTCAACATTAAAAGATGATCTATCTTTAGAATTGAGTTGAAAATAGTCGCCTGTGTTTAAGTTTTGTCCTATAATAGTTATTGTTGGAACTTGATAAAAAGCATTGTCAAATGTTACTGATTTACCAGCTACATCTGTACCTGATGCTATATTAGATCCATCTTGAACAACTGTAGGTAATACAAATTTAAGAGATAAGTTATTAATCTTAGGTGTAGCAGAAGTATCTGTTGTTGTTAATAACGCTTTAAATTTAACTGCTCTTGCCACATAATCCCCAGATTTAAAGTTTTGGAAACTACCAAAAGTTACATTGTCATTAGATAATGCGATTTGTAATTGTACATTAGTAGATACAGCTTCATTTGTATCACCATCAAATAGTCCTTGCTTGTCATCAAATAATCCTGTTTGTGCATCAAAGCTATCTACATAATCTAAATGATCTACATTTAATTCATTTAATAAAACTTTGAATCTAAACCTATTACTAAAATCAAAACCTGTATTAAATTCATAACTACCAGAAGTATTTACATTACCAAATCCAGCATCAAATAATCCTGTCGCATCATCAAAATCACCAGAAGTATCGTCAAATAAATTTGAAGTATCTAAGATAAGTGAATTATCTACAACAATACAATTTGTTTTTGTTCCATCAAATGTAGGTTCTTCTGTAATTGTTTGTACAGCTTTAAAACCTTCAAAGACTTGATCGTCAATAACAACACTATCTGCATTAGCTGAACGTACTCCAAATTTATCTACTGCTTTGATAAAAAATTTTCCAGTACCAACAAATGGAGTAACCACACTTGTTGCTGGTCTAGCAATTCTTGGAACAAGTACAGTTGTATTTGAATAAGATGTTTCTGTAGTATCAGATGTAAAACGGATCTCATAATAATCTAAATCCAAATCACTTACTGCATCAAACGTATGATGAAGTTTATCACCGACAACATCTATAGAATAATTAGTAACATCTTGTGGTGGTATAAATGCTGTAACAACTTCGTGATTAGCAGAAGTATAAGCTGATTTAACACCAAGAGCATTAATGGTTCTTGCACGGATATTATAAATAGCACCTTCTTTAACTGGATATTTTTCTACAATTTGGTTTGTACCTCTACGCATTAATCTATAATTTGTTTCACTAGATTCTTTGTATTCAACTTCAAACTGATCTGCGAATACATCTACATTTGTAATAGTAACAACTAATTTAGAAACAACTGATCCATCAAATAATTCTACTACTTCATCTGCAACTGATATTGATGGTTTTTGAACAATGCTAGGATTAGGTAAAGATGTATCTGCAATTATAGGTGATTGATTTTTGTTACTATAATCATAAAAATCATTTTGATGTTCAATAAGTTCTGCTGTTACTGTGCTATCAATATTGATAGTTAAACCCATTACTCTAAAAGGTTTAGCGGAAAATGAAGCTGTACTATAAGTTACATTAACTATATCTCCTACTATTAAATCTAAAAATTCTGATGTTAAAGTTACATTAATAGCAAGTGCATTTCTTGATCGTTTTAAAATAATCTCACATAGTTCTTCAGCTTGATAAGGATTGGTAACGCAAGGAAAATTAAAATTACCTTCTAATAAAACATTGTTATCTTCTGCTAATAATGTTGCGTGTCGTTCTGCTGAAGGAAGACCTGAATCATCTGCTGGTGGAAACGATACTGTATCTTCTTGGTAACCTTTGCTAGGATTGACAAAAGTTCCAATACAACGATTATACTTCTTAGATTTTTTTTCTCCTATAATTTGTATTCCACCAATAACATTATCTGATGTAATTGTTTTAGTAGCTGTTCCAGCTTTTTCTATTTTAAGAATATAAGCCCCTTGATTGTATGAGAATATTGCTCTCATAGGATTAAGTAGCTTCTGTACGTTATCTATAACTTTTTGAGATGTATCTAAAACTGCGTTTGTAGTTGCAAGATCAATAGTTGAACCACCTGAGTAAGGTGTAACTTGTGTTTCGCAATCATCTGCTGAATCTTGAAATGATTGAAAGTTTGTTTCAAAAGCTGAATTAGAAAGTCCTTTTCCATATCTAGTATTTCTTAAATAATCTAATAAGCATAATGCTGAGTTTGTAGAATATGCTGTAGTTCCAGTTCTTGGATCATATACTTTTTTACCTTTAACAGTAACCTTAACATCAGGTATTCCGCTAAATATGTCTTGATTCCAAATAAATCTTAAAGATAGATATGCCACACCTCTTAATCTATGTGCATCAGTCCAAACTGCTTGTTCCTTTAATAATGGACAAGCTGTTTGATCATCTTTACCCATATAAGCCCTAACTCTTATGTGTGCTATATTTGTATTATAATATTGATTGAATTTATAAAAATTAGAATCGCTTGATGAAACTTCTCTTAATGTACCATGAGTTAAAGCACCTGTCCAAGTAACAACTTTATCATCTATTTGTATTTCCTGTATGCTATCTATCTCTCCTTCTGCTAAAACTAAACACATATATAAATAATTATTTACACCAGCATCTCCTGTATCAAGATAAACTCTTGTTCCACCTACTTGTCTTGTCCCATAAATAATAGGAATAGGAGCATTGTTAGATGATTTATTTATTAATATCCCTCTTGCACTTTCTAAATTTTCAGGACTTGAAAAAGAACCATAATCAGGAACACTTGGTTGTGGTATTAGCCAAGATACAGCTTTATTTGCAATACCTGATACAGCACCTATTACACCTGATACTACTTTAGTAGCACTTTTAAATACTTTACTAACTGATTTAACTATACCACCCATTATAACCAACTACTCCTAGTATGAATTTTAACTACATTTCTAATATTAGAATTGTGATCTACTCTTAACCAATTAATAAGTTTACCAACTCCATATATTTCTGCAAAGTATCTTTTAGTCCAATTAATTATTTGTTTTAGATTTTTTTTACATATAGTTTCAATGTGCCAAATATTATTCCCACATAACCACTCATTCTTTTGTAAGCTACCTTCTTTTTTAAATTTAGCTTGTACTTTATCAGATAAAAAAGCCCAGTTCGTAAAACCTACAAGTTCTTCACCGTCATAATGAAGTTTGCATTGTTTAAGATTAATAGAAGGCATTAAGTATAATCTTAATTCTGCATCAGATAAATTATCATACTTAGAATGTTGTCTATAAAGATTAACTATATCTTGCATTATTTTTTACCCCATTGAATATTTCCAACAGATTGAGATGCGAAATCAAAACCTTTATCTCCACTAAAATATATTTGTTGAGATCCAGTATTTGTTTTACGACCTTGTATCTTTTCAAAATCTGCCCAATGTGAAGCTATATTAATATTGATTTGTGATGAATTTTCATTTTCTGATAATTCAAATGATTCTACTCTACCTTTGAATAAAATAAATGGATTAGCAATTAAATTTTGATTACTGTCTAAGAAACCTCTGTAGATAGTAGTATCTGCTTCAGAATAATTATTGTTTAATAATAAAGCTATAATAGTTTGATCTGCACCTGAAAAACTTACAACTAAAGAATCTACAGCAACTTCAGGAGATTCTGTAACATCTGATATTCCTAAAAATAAAGAAGAAGCTGAATATGTAACACCGTTATAAGTTAAATCTTTATAATGATCTGTTTGAGTAATTCCTGAACCAATATCTAAATTAAATAATAATACAGGATTAATCTGATCTGATGCTAGTTCATTATTAACTGCCGTAGTTAATCCTCTAGCCATTACAATACCTCAACTACATCAATTTCGTATGTATAATAATTTGT